ATCGAAACTGTATCTTAGATAATGTAAAGGATTATCTTTGTTCATGTATAAAAATAAGTTACTGTCTGCGATAAGTGTCTTTTTGCCAGATTGTTTTTGATAATCCAATATTTTTTGTCTCAAATCCAAATGAGGCAAATGTTTGCCATCCTTATGCACATATCCCATGATGCAGGCCACATCACAGGGTACACAGTTGAATCCTTTCAGCAATATGCCTGTGTCTCCTGCTGCATTAACTCCTTGATGAAAAAATTTCAATATGTTGGATTTTTCTTCGCTCTTGTTGTGTGGGGGTAATATGTCTAAATATGATACTGTGGTCAGTTTAGACATGATATTTCCTCGCAATTTTTATAGCAGTACCATCATACAATTCATCTTGGGTAAACTGACTGTAACTCACAGCACACAACCATCTGGCTAGATGTGGTTTGTGTAAATTATTAATGTCTGCAAGTTTATTGCGTGATACTGGTGTGGTGATATGACGATCCAATGTGATCACAGGAATACCACTCCAAATGGCCTCTGTGGCAGCATTGGAATTGATACTGACCACACAGTAATAATCTTCATTGCGAAGTTCTTCCACAAGACTGGTGCGTATCTTTTTCTCTGCTTTTTCTCTGAACACAATCTTCTTGTCTGTGTATTTTTTTAATTCACGCTCCACATCATATTTCCACGTTTTAAGATCCACATGAAATATACTGGCAGCAAAAGGACCTGGCTCTATGATCAGTATTTTTTCTCCTGACTCACGCCAAGGTCGGGGGAAACTTGCAAAGTTGGCCAGTCTGTCCACAGGCGCTTCAAACATCTGATCATGATGTATGTGATTGCGTACCAGTCTGTGCCATTTTTTATTGGATTCTAAAAAGTTGGTGTAGCCGCTGTCTATGAACCACATAGGATATTTTTTATCAATCTTTTCTGTTAGCAGTTGCTCGTTGCCTGTGGTATTTCTAATCAAACAGTCCTCAGAGTAATTGGTAAAATTTTGTCTGCGCACATATTCTGCGTGAGGGTCTATGGTGTCACCAGTGCTCTTGACAAAATATTTGTACTTGCTTTTTTTGTAAAGGTCAAGCACACGCTGTTCTCCCAACACTGCTATAACCTGGTCCATGTTGTTGTGTATTAATTCAAAATATTGGCTATGCTGACTATCCATTTTCTCCCATATTTTTCCCACGTATGTACACAACTCTCGATATAGAATTTTTTCCAACTTGCCTGGCCACTTGCCAAAACTAAATCTTTCATTATTTGCTTGCTCCACGTGTTTAACCTCACCAGAATTACGCAACTTTCTTAGATGACGTCTGTGTAATCTAATATTTCTTTTGATAAGTTTAATATGATTAGCACTTTCTCTCGTGTCATATGTGACTTGTGCTCTAGCTATTTGAAAAAAAGAAAGTAGACTACAAAGGAAATATGCCAGTTCTTTGTTGTTGATTAGTAATTTCATGATTATAGAGTGCTGTGCTATTTACGCTGGGCAGTGATTTAGGAAAATGGTTTTGATTGATTAGATGCTGGCGTCTTCCATACCAGCCACACGCAGTTTCACTATGTTGGTCATCTGCCATTGTTTTTGGTCCAGACCTTTGCAGATGCCCAACCATTTGTTGCGCATCAGTGCGAAATCATTGATGATCTTTTCGTAATCCACCACATCTGCTTCACCATCCACATACTTCTCCACTTCTCTGCTGGTGAGTGCTCTGTTGTAGCTTTCGAAATATTTTTTAAAATAAGAACTGCGCAGTCTACGCAATTCAATGTTGAGATATTCTAATACTGCTTCTAATTCTTGCAATTGATTGAATCTGTGTTCCACAATGCCTGGCATTTCTGCTGCCTGTTTTTCCACATTGCCTCTGATTTTAATTTCCAGTTTGGCTTCTTGCAGTTGATTTTCAAAATATTCCAATGCCTCAGGAATGGTACTGATGTCTTTGGATATCTTTTGATACCATCCAGACATTATTGATCCTCGTCTTCTTCAATGTCTAAATAGTATGCTATAGCCTTGTCCAGGTCTTGGTCATTGCCCATGACTTCTTTGAATGTGTCATCTGTAACACCATGATCAGCGCACATTTCCACAAATTTTTCAGCTACTACTTCGATCTGTTTTTTATCCACGTACTCTTTAAAAAATTGCCAAATTTCAGTTACTTGACTAGCGTCCTGCATTATTTTTCTTCCTTCACTGCAATTGTTTCTGTTTCAGATTTTGGTTTGATCTTGTGATATTCTTTCATAATCATATCCAATTTTTCACCGGTCCAACCTTTTCTGTACTCTAAGTGTTCCACACCTTTGAGGTCCACATATCTTAATCTGTTGCCAGATGCTGTCAGTATGCCTTCTTTTTCAAACAGTTCCACCAATCCACTGTAGGGATCCATGCCAGTTTCATAGGGTATTTTAACTTGCACAGTTTCAAAAGGCTTGGCAAATCTTGTTTTCATTATCTTACAGGCTGCTCTAATGCCCAATACTTCTTTGACTTTGTTGCCATCTTCGTCTTCTTTTAGTTTTAATTTTTTCATTGCTACCACCACTGAACTGGCATACACAAATCCTTGACCACCTGATATTTTATCATCTGGATCAAACATATCTTGTGAAGCATACGTGTGATTGGTTGCTACCAATCCCACATTCCAACTGCCAAACATGTTCACACAATTACGCACCAGTGCTGTGAGTGCTTTGGGCTTACGACCCATGTCACCTTTCATATCACCTGCTTCAAATTGATTCACATCAGTGGGAGTCATCAGCATGCCCAAACTGTCTATGATGAATAATATTTTAGGAGCAGTGTCTTTGTTGTCTCCATGTTCTGCTTTGTATTCTTTCATAAATGTAGATATGGTTTTGGCCACATCATCAATCATGCTAAGATTTAATTTTAATAATTTTTTTTCATCACAATCCACACCCAATGCCTGCAACCAATTTTGATCCAGAGCGTTTTCTGTGTCCACCAACACCACATATATGCCTTGCTTCTGTGCGTGTCTCACCAGATTGCCTGAAGCTATGTATGACTTACCCGATCCTGATTCTCCAGCAAACACTGTGACTTTGCCCAGTGGTATGCCTTTTTCAAAATCACCTGACATCAAATAGTTCAGTGCATAATTGCCTGTGGAAATCCAATCAGTGGGATCATTGAATCCCAGTCCCAATCCTTCAATGGATTTTGTTAATGTTTTTCTAAATTTCGATATGTCGAAAGCCTTTGTAGCCATAAATTTTTTCCTTTTGTTTATTCGCAGTGGAGAACATTGCTGCCCTCCACTACACTATATCACTTTTTATTGTTTTTGTCTAGACCTTATCATTGCCAAAATATCTTCAGCTCTGCTTTTGCTTTCTGCTTTAGGAGCAGTTGCAGCCACAGATTCAGTTTTTGTTTCAACTTTTGCTGTTGATACTGCTATTGGCTTTGGTGTTTCAGCTTTAACATTGGTGTTAACCACTGGGTCTCCAGTTCTAGATGACATGCCTGCTGGACGAAAATATTGTCCAAATTTTTCCAAGTCATACGCCTCGCCATCCACAGATGCTTCAAACATTTCTTTCATCACCTTCAACTCAACCTCAGTTGGTTTTTTAGGCAAGTAATCGCTCATGTTGTACAAACCATGTGTTTCCACTGCTTTGTTTTCATCTTCAGATAACGGTCTGGTTTTTCTAGACCAAGCAGAAGTTGAATAGTCTGCATATCCACCTTTGCTGGTTTTGATAATTTTAAAATCAACTCCGTTGATTTTGTCTGTAGGAAGATCTTCCATCTCAGGATCCATCAGAGCACCTTTTATTATTTGGAATATTTGTGGTCCAATAATAAATCTTCTAACTGGATTAGCTGGTTTGGTTTCTTCATTTAATGGATCTTCTTTTACAAAACCTTGGAAAATGTATGATCTTTTTTTCCAATATTTTCTTCCCATGTCTTCCAAGTTGGGATCTTTGAACCATCCTCTAACTTCAGATAGAATAGGACAAGAGTCTCCATACATTTCCATACATGGCACTTGGACCTGAACTGGTTTTGAATCAGTTTCTCCTTTGATACCATTGAATGGAAGTTTGATCATCAAACGTTCTCTCCAGAAGAAAGTGTTGTTTGAGTCGCCATCTGGCAAGAATCGAACAGTTGATTGTTCACCTTCTTTTAGATTCCAGAATGGATAGATTGCGTTGTCGCCGCCGCTTGTCTTGTTGTTGCCGCTTGAACGAACTTCTTGTTCCTTCAACTTATTGCGGATGTCTGCTAGTGTAGCCATTATAAGCCTCCTTATTGTTTGCCTGTTTATGTTTGTGCCTCACTTTAATATAGCACATATCTTATATACTATATTAATATGTGTATTTAGTCAAGTGTGTAGTTAATGAAATATTAATTTTTGGTAGAATAGCCTGCCAGTTGTTTGATGCGTTCAATCTCTTTGTTCTGACCGCTCTGCAGAGCTTTGATGGTTTCAATGGCAGTTTTGGCACCAGCATCTCCGTATTGTTTCTGCACTGCTGTGATCACTGCTGTTTCACCTTTGGGAAATTTATTGGTGGTGTAGTCGTAAAAACTCTTAACCAATTCTTCTATTTTAGTGGAGCCTTTGTGTAGATCTTGTTTGCTGGATTTATTATCTTCAGAATATTTTTTATTCAATTCCATAGCTGCTTCTTCTGCTGCTTGTCTGTCTTTTTTGATTTCAGCCACAGTGGTGTTTAAAAAGTTGGCCAATTCTAAATCACTCATTTGTCTAATGGTAGGGCCACCGCCTGTGCTTTCAAATTTACTGCGTAATTTGTCTGAGTCCATTTGAAAATCTTCTGAATCCATATATTCTTTCCAGTCTTTGTATTCATCGTGCAATGCTGGAGTGTTGTTCCAAATTTCTTTGGCCAATTCTTCTGCAGATCCTTCGCCTGGATGCGAGGATTCTTTTTTACCTTGTTCGTCTCTGTATTGTTTTGAAATGATTGCATATTCTTGTGGTTTTAATTCATGCACTTGCTTGTTGTGTGTTTTCTTTAACCAATCACGAAATTTATATTCATCTTCTATAGTGCCTTCTGTTTGAGTGGTTTCAATCAATCCCATATCAGCCAATCTAGTGGTGATCCAGTTGATAGGATCGCCATCTTTAGCGGTGTATGTACCATAAGGCATATCTCCATTATCGTGGTAATAGTCGGCCAATTCTGAATACAACTCTTTGTTATTGTACAAGTCATCTCCTGCCTTAAATTTTTTGTAAGCATCTGGATGTTTGTTCAATATTTTTTGCACTTCTTCTTTTTCTTGAGATGCAGAAGATTTGCCTGCATAGGTCTGAGCCTGAGGTGATTGGTTTGGATCCATGTCAGCATCATCTTGCAATGATGTGTCACTGATGCCTGCCATATCCATGGCGTCCTTCAATGTAAATTCTTTGTCGCCCACTTTAAATTTGTCGCCGGGTTTCATTCCTGCTGCTTTGGCTTTTTGCACTGCTTGTGCAAATTGATTGCCTTCTGTTGACATTTTCATATCGCCAGTGTTGATTCTTTTCAACATGTCTGGTTTTTTGTTTTGTATGTAGGCCATGATCAAAGGTCTAATACAATTGTCACTGTCTTTTTTACCAATCTCTCTAATTTGATCATTCAAATTAGGATCATCTATGATGCCTTCTAAACTTTCTAAACCATTCACTCCGTTTACGCCTGCGGGAAAATGACTCTTCATTAATAAATTTAATTTTTCCAATGCTTGTTTCTGTTCTTCTGAGTCAGAGGAAAACAATGTGTTTTCTCCTTCATCAATAACTGAATCTAAAATTTTTTCAAATTGTTCAATGGGATCTAGAGAGGTTTCGATCATGTTGCCCAAAACTTTTTCCACACTCTGTGGAGCAGCATTGGTGTATATCAATATGCCTTGAAAGTTGCCTTCATCAGGAGTTACTTCTGATTCAATGCCATTCTTTTTCAATAGATCCTGTATGGTGAATGCATCTTTGTCTGACACTGGTCTGCTTCTGTCAAAATCACCATTCACATTGTATTTTAAATTTCTTGTTTCTGTGCTGCCTTGATAACCAGACGCTTCTGCATCAATGTCTTCAGCAGTGATTTCTTTAATGGGTCTTTGTGTAACCAGTTTGTATATGTAAGGAAACACTTCTTGCAATTCATTATTGAAAGTTTTAATTGTTAACTCATCAATCCAATTTTCTTTTACATCTTCTGGCACTATAACTTGGTCACTCAGTTTGAAGTTTTCTTTAGTTAGCTTGTAGAAACTTTCTTTTTGTAATCCTTGTATGGTTTCTTTGATCTCTTCAATTCTGTCATTGATCACCACAGCATATTCTTTTAGAGTCTCAGCCATCACAGCAGATCTGTTCACGTAATTTTTAAATTTTCTTAATTTAGAAAGTTCTTCACTCAATGATACAATATGTTTGCCAAAATCATCATAGGGTTTGCCACCTTCGCTCACGTGACGTGCCATTGCTCTAGCACCGTTGATGTGTTTGAATGGATACTTGAATCTTTCACCGTCCACATTTTCTACATAGATGGAAAGAATTTTGTGTGTGCGACCAGCAGCGAATTCTTCATCCACTGCAGCTGAATGCTTGATAATCAGTTTGCTGCTGCCGATGTTTTGAAAACTGGTTTTATTGGTACCAGTTAATGCAGCTTCAGTGACTTCTTTGGGTTGGTTCATATTGCTCAAAAAATTATAATCTCTTTTTTCCAAGTTGCTTTTAGTTATATCTCTAGTGTCAAAGTTTAACATTCTTGACTTGGCAAATTGTCTCAATTCTTTCAAAAAACTAAACCAATTTTCTCTAGCAGCCAAATCTTCAGTTTGACTCAAATCAGCACTGTGTATAACCACTAGGCCGTCTTGTTCACTAATACTTATGCTGAC